AACCAGGGGTGCCGAACCCGGCGCGTGAGACCGTGGCGGTATCCTTGGTGATCGTGACCTGTACGATGCTGTTGATGTCCGCCATTTGGGGCTCCTAGGGGTTCTGCGGGTCCAAGATTTCGTCGTCTAACTCAAGCGGCCCACCGGGATGTTTGATTCCGTCGATTTCCGAGCTTAGCTCGATTTTGTCGAAATATCCAACGTCGCGCAACCGTGTCGTGTTGTCGGTCGTCATTACCGAGGTGTAGCCAAAACGCAGGTCGAATCTCGTCCTGGAGATCCATTCGGATCCGATGACCAGAGTGATATCCTGCGGATCCTCGCGGGAGCGCAGGGCAAGCCCGACCTCGCGGAACTGCTGCACGACATCCGGGAGGTCCAGCGAAGCAACGACGCCCTGGCCTACCGCCCAGCCGTCGCAGTCGAACTCGACGTTATCCGGGGGCCCGACATGGATCTGGCAGGACAGGACAAATTCACCCTGCCTGATGATCTGCAACTCACCGTCCTCGGTCCACCCCTCGTGGGCATGGACGCCGAAATTGGTCGGACCAGGACCGATGATATTGATCGAGGCGTACGGGTAGGGCAGCTGCGGTGCGGCTTGGTTGCCCCAGATCGTGTCCAGACCAGAGGCGTCGCTGAACCACGCCTTCAAGCCGTTCCTGATCGTGGCCCAATCGACTGGTCGCGGACGGCTCACTGCTGCGCCCTCGTGCAAATGTACTTCGTGTGGCGAGCCCAGCGGGCTACCGCGCGGACCTCGTACTCGATACCATCGTACGAGATGCGGTCGCCCATCTGCCCTGAGCCGTCGTCGCCTGGGCCGGTGAGCTGTAGATCCACGGACGCGCCGGTGTCGGTGCGGAAGCAACCCCAGATCGAGATCGACCCCTGCGATCGAGAGCCCTCAGGGAGCTGCTCGAGGTCGCGTGGAGTGGACGGCTGCACGTTGCCCTTGGCGCAAAAACCAGGATCCCTTGAGCGCCGAAACGTGCCGTTGCTGTCATACGTCCCGCCACGACGGACGACCTCGAACGATTGGCGCGCCATGCGCCGCACTGTGCGACCAAGGCTACTCACTTGAGATCCTTGCCGGTTTTCGGCTTGATAGCCTGCACCAGTTGCCCGGTGTCGATGAGGGGGGTGGACGAGCCTTTGCGGGCCACCGTGAAGGGGGCGTTAGGGGGAGGGATGCCCTTACGGATCCCCTCCACGGTGTCCGCGGTCGATCTCTCGCCAACGATGGCGACGGCTGCCTGTGGTTTTGCTGTGCCGTCGAGCACTTTACCGGCGCCGAATGCCATCAATTTGAAATAGCTGTCAACATTCGCGTCGAAGGCTGTCCGCAGGGACGATCTCTCCGGAATCCTCCCTGCGCCAAACTCATGGATGGCGTACAAATTCGCGTTGCCGACCTCGTCATCGTTACGACCACTGTCGTCCTCGTGCACGCCAGTGGATACCCCCCAGCCATCAAGCGAGGCGAGATTGTGCAGGACTTCCTTCAGCCCTAGATCTATGACCTTTACGCGCTGCGCCATTAGATGCACCGCGTGACGAAAATGGTACGGCGCAGCTCGAGGTATCGACGACCGTACTTGGTCGACCCGAACTCGGACTGCTTGGCCTCGTCCGAGACGGCATACGACGCAGCGACAGCGCCTTCGCGCTCCGATGTCACGGGGCCGGGAGCTGGGTCGTCACACCCGTCGCCTGATGCACCAAACATGGCGAGCAGATGCGCGGTGAGGTAGCTGAGGCCGTCGTCGGACTTGCCGCCCCACTGGCCGGCGTTGTGACTGCGCTCGGCCTCGGCGAGGTACATGGCGATCGTGTCGTCACCAAGAGAGGCGAACTCCGGGAAGCGCGCCTTGATTGTGACCACTGTGACAGCCACGCCTACTCCTCGTCGGCCAACTCGTCGGCCCGTTTGTCGATGGCCGCCAACACGGTCTTACGCTCCTCGCCGTCGGCCAGAAGCTCCAGATCGACGAGGTCTTTGGCTTCGGCGACCAGGGCGATCTTGTCCTTGGCGGTTAGGACCTCGACTTCGTCGGTCGCGCCGGCCGGCGCATCGCAGGGCTCCAGCATAGGCACACGGGACTTGCCCTGCGGCGCCATGAGGGCCTTCAACCATTCCTGGTTGGCGTGGGAGACCGCCTGATCGTAGTCATCGTCGTCGACTTCGTTCGGGCCTTCGGAAAACTTGAGCTGATTGGCAACACCCTTGTCGCTCGGCCAGCAAAGCGTGATGCCACCCTGGTAGTTACACTGGACCCACATGGTCCCCTCCTCGGTGTGCGTCTGCAGTGCCTGGTGCAGGCGCGAAACTGAATCCGGAGCCAGGCGGGCGTTGGGACTAGATGCCGTCCATGTAACGAGCGCTGCGGGGGTAGTAGAACACCGTCCCCGCGGTCTCGGCCAGACACTCGACCTCGTAGTTGCTGCCCTTTTGAAAGACCGGCAGCTGCTCGAACATGTTTGGGATGTCCTGGCGGACGTGGCGCTTGCTGCGGTTGTACAGCATCGCGCGATCGACCGCGGCAGCTCCGGCACCGTCCATGCGATACCAGGGCTCGATGGCCTTGAGATCCTTGAACTTGCTCAAGATGAACTCGTAGACCGTGGTGTCGCTGGTGGTCGACCTCGGGACGGTCGTGATCAGCGTGTGCTGTGCGTCTGGGAGGATCAACGTATCCGCCGACTCGATGCCCTTCGTGTCGGTCTTCATGTTGCTCCACATCCGCGCCACGTCGGCGATGATCTGGTCGGCGGTCAGGCCTGACCAGTTGCCGGTGGCGGCGTCGATGGCGACAGCCGAGGAGTTGATCAGGCCAGAGACGATCCCGTAATCCGGGGCGCCGACGGCAGCGACCTCATCGAGAACTTCCTCGATGGCCCGGCGACAGGCGGCGGCCTTGTCGGCATTCAGCGGGATCCCTGCGCGCGCCGCTTGGCGAAGCTCGATCAGGTGCCAGCCGTAGGACGCGCTCGGAATCCGCACGGGGCGGCTGAATTCGTTCGCGAAGACGTCGACGCGGGGACTGTCGGTCGCGCCAGGGGCGATGATCCTGGCCTTACCGACGCGGTTGTTCTGCCGGTACTTGACCTCGGTGGTGCCAGACGGCGCCTCGGTCGACACCGGCACGAACGCCTTCGCCTTCAGGTCCGGGTACTTGATATCGTACGTCTCGGCCTGGAGGTATTCCAGTTGGCGAGTGAAGAAGACGGTCTCGGCCGCGTCCAGATACAACATGTGTTTCTCCTTTTTTCGAGCGCCGCGGCCAGGCCCCGGCAAAAGCCTTCGCTGAGTCAGCGACTTACGGGGTGATGAGTTCGAGCAGCGCGTAACCGTCCGCTGCACACGAGGTCAGCCAGCGGGCGTTTGCGACGACGTCGGCGTTGGCGGTGTCGGCGTCCACGCGGAACTTGCCAACGGTGCCAGCTCCCGCGGTATGGCGCCAATAGACGGCACTCGCCGGGGTGACTGCCTGCTCGGGGGAGACCCAGATCCGACCGGAGGTCAGGAGCTCGGCGGTCTCGTCCTGGGCAACTCCGTTGTCCTCGACATTTTCCGTACCGTGCTTGTGGACGGTGACGCCAGCGAGGGCTGCGCCGGTCGCCGTCGGCAGCTTGAACTGCGTGTCCGGGTCGGTGCCGTAGGTCACGCCGCGGCCGAAAAAGCTGGCCGTTGCGCTCTCGTTGGCTCGCGAGATGCTTCGACGGGTCGGGCCGCCGCCGGCTGCGTCGCCAAGCATACCTTCGAACGCGAGTCCTGCTTCGAGTGAGTACGAGGTCTGTGACATGGTGGATTCTCCTGGTTGCTCTGTTTTCGATTTCTTGACTACGCGCGCAACGGTGTTTCGCCGGCCTTGCGACTTTCCTCGATCATCCGATCGCGGGCCGACTTGGCATCGGTGCGCTCGGTTGGCTTGTTGGCCCCGTCGCGCACATTGGCCAGGGCGGCATTCGGCTTGTCGGTGGACGGCTCGAAGCCCTCGACGGCGGCATCGTAGCGCACCGAGAGATAGACCTGGTCGCAGCCGTCAAGCTTCTTTTTGGTGGCCTCGGGGTCCTTCGAGGTCTTCAGGACGACAGCGCTGCGGATTTCGTCATCCGACATCTTGTCGACCTTCTGGTCTGCGCCCAGGATTTCCGTGGCCTGGCGCTCGAGCTCGAGGCGTGCGTCGATGCGCTTGCGGACGACCTCGGGATCGGTGGCGTCGGCGTGGGCCTTTTTCTCGGCCTCGAGATCTTCGGTCGCCTTGTCGGCGCGAGCCTTCTCGGCTTCGAGCTCGGCCTTTACCTTGGCCGCATCCGCCTTGACCGACTCGACGGCCTCGTCGCGGTCCGCCACGGCCTTTTTCACGAGCTGGGCTGCCTGGTCTTCGATTTCCACGGTGATTCCGTCGAGAGTGAGCTTCATGGTCTTTTTCTCCGTGGGCAGCGCCCGTTTTGTGGTGGTTTCGTCGGTTTGTACGGCATCGTCATGATCGAGCCGGAGCGCGACGTCCGGGCCGGCGCGACCGACGTCGACGAGGGCAACATGATTACCCCTGATATTGCGCTGGATCGCATCGTATCTCAGGCCGTCCTCGACGCCAGGAATACCGCTGGTGACGCCTGGAGTGTTCTCAACGTCCGCTGTGTAGCCACACGAGAGCTGCGTCTTGCCGCCGTCGATGTCGTCGATCGTTCTCTGTTCGGTGACCTGCACGCGGGCCGCGACCTGGTCGGCGTCCTGTCGTGGGTTGGTGATCGTGCCAACCTGGTGCTTGGCTGTGTTGTTGGACGTGAGGGCCTCTTTCGGGTGGTTGTTGGTCAGCGGAGCCAGCGCGAAACTCTCGAGGGCATCACGCGTGAAGACCTCATCGGGCAAGCGCAGCTCGCGGCGGGTGGACCCATCGCGGTTGCGATACTTGAACACCCCAACCCTGGTGATCGCCGCATCGCAGCGCAAATATCCCTGATCGGTTTTTTCGGCTCTCGAGACTGTTCCGATGTCGTACCGGAGTGGCATGCGCGGACCCCAATGTGTCCGCTAAGTTTCGCGGTATTTCGTGACACTGTCAAGTCGGCTGTAGCGTCAGCCCGGGGATGACCGGCTCGGCCGTGCAGCGGCAGTTGAAATCCTCTCCAGGATGCAAGTGTCGGCCGCCGCCGACCGGTGGGGGGTTGTCCCAGCTCTGCATGGTGTTCTCGAGGCGGGCGTGCGTTGGCCTGACCCGCTCGTCTCTTGATGTCCTCCAGATGTACTGCCCTATCCCGAGGTCCATCTGCCGGTTGCGTGTCAGCTGCCCGTTGAGCGTCCCGAGCTCGTTCCGCGCAATAAATGTGGCTCGCC